GCTACTAATGACCAAGATTTACCACCTCCTGGATTACCAAATATAAGGCCAAAATCTCCATTTCCGAGACCTCCTTGAAGTATGTCATTAATTCTTTCCCACGGGGTTTCAATAGTTGTTCTTGCGTCTTCTCTAAAACGAGATTCAATGTCTTTATTATATTCATGTCCTACATTTTTATCATTTCCAGCTTTTAATGCTGATTCTACTAAGTGTTTTATCCCATCAAAATCTCCAGCTTTAAGTAAATCTACACTATTAAGTAGTGCTTTTTTTAATTGTTGGTTTTTACAAAATGTTGAAAATTCTTCTTGTACATATTCTAAATCTTCATCAGATGCTTCATAAGCTGCTTTTAATTGTTCTCTAACGGATAGTTTTAATACTTCATTTTCAAGTTTAGTAATTTCAACTTTTAAAATATCCATTGAAGGTGTTGTATGATACTTATCATAATACCTAAGAATTTCTTTTATAACCCATTGATGAGCTTGATTATCAAAATATTCTTCACTTAAAATATCATGAATGTTTACTAAAAATTCTTTATGTGTTAATAATGAAGATAGTACTTTTATCTGAAAAGAAATACCATATGAATTTAAACTTGTAAGTGTCATATAACTGTTTTATTTATAACTTTAATTTTTCGAAAATATCTTTTACCCAAAACTCTACATTACGTATCATTCCTCCTAATTTGTCTTCATTATAAAATGCTACGAATTGCTCTGGAATATAATTATAATCATTAGTTTCTACAACCTGAGTTAAATATTTTTTATCATTCTCATCAAGCATAGGGTTTGATAAATCCATTATTTTATAATTTCTCTCTAAATCAGAAAAATGTTGAATAATACGAGCATATACAACATGATCTTTATATTTTTTTTCACAGATATCATACACATCATCTAATGTTAAAATTTGTTGAGTTATTTCAGGAAATTTTTTAAATAATCCCTTTTCACCTAACCCTTTAACACCCTTAACTTTATCTGAATTATCACCTAATAATGTTTTATGAATAATAAAATTTTGAGGGTGCATATTATATTTTTCTCGTATAGTACCCTCAGTATAAAATTCTTTTTCCATTGGACGATATACAATAACATTTTCATTAACTAGTTGTAAAAAATCTTTATCAGAAGACACTATAAATACTTTATCTTCAGGTTTAGTTGGAATAATACTAGCCATATATGCAATAATATCATCAGCTTCTACTTTTGGTAATGATACTGTTTTTACTGGAAGTGTTTTTAGATATTGGATTATTCTTACCATTTGATCTACTTTAGCATCATGCTCATCTTCTAAATCATCAAAAGCATCCCAATTAGTAATACGTTGAAGATCTCTACCAGATTTATACTCAGGAAGTAAATTTTTTCTAGCATTAGCTGATCCAGCTCCATCAAATACTACATAAACTTGTGTAGGTTGTACTCTACGAATTTCTGCTCCTAAAGATCTAAAAAAACCACCTAAACCTCCAATATGAACACCATCAGGGTTAACCATATTCATCATTGCAAAGTTTCTAAAAAATAGATTTAACCCATCAATCATTAAAATTCTTTGACTTTCTACAGTTTCTTTCCCTTGCTCATCGAGATTATCGAGGAGGCTTAATAGCTCTTTCTGTTTCATTTGATTTGTTTTTATACCCGAAATATACGAAAGATATTCCGGGTATCAAAGTTTATTGTGGCTCGTCTGTATGAGAAGTTATATCAGTATAAGCTTGATCTTCTTCAGCAATTACAAAATCACCTCCACCTAATATTTTTTTCCATTCATCTTTCATTTCTTCTTTATACCCCTTTAATGATTTATCATTGTCAAGTATAAAGCCATGAGGTGTCATAACAATTTTACCTCTGGTAGTAACACCATTAATGTGATTTTTATCAACTTGAAGATTTACTCTTTTAGCAAATTCAACTTGTTTACCATCCTTAATAGCCTTAATTTTAGAAGTTCCAGCTGACATAACATTACCGAATGTAACTACAAATGTTGAATCAAACCACATAGCATATCCACCCTTATTCATTAATTTTGGTTTACCCATTGGTGATTCAGCTTTTAATGTCCACACTTTATTAATAGCAACTAATGTGTTAGTATAAGGTGATGATTCTTTACGTGATAATACTATACGTTGATTTACACTATTGCCAAATTGAGTAGACATTGCACCAGCATTCCATTCATTATTGTTTTTATTTGATTTAATAGACATTTCACAAGGAACTGATCCGATTGAATCCCATAAGAATAATAAGTCATAAGGTAGATTACCTTTCTTTTGTTCATCAATTAAATCTAAAATAAAACCAGAAACATCTTCAATAGAATTAATAGTTTCTCTATCTACATAAACAAAATTACCTGTATAATCTAAAATTTCACCAGTATCTTCATCAACAACTTCATCAACTTCTAATCCCATTTGAATAGCATGTTCCCAATTCCATTTCATTTCTGTAATAATGAATACAGGAAGAACTTTACGTTTTTGAGCTGACACAGCTGCTTCTAAAAGAGCTGTTGTTTTACCTGTATCTGAATGACCTCTAAGTAAAACAATATGTCCCATAGGAATACCTGGAACTGATGTAATCTCTTGATATGCTTCAGAAAGTGGAATCCATTCTTGCTCTTTAAATTTAGCTTTTGATGTTAGTCCTTTTTTAGATTTAAAACTTTCTAAGTTAAAATTTGCTTTAATTTCTGAGGAGACTGCCTCCGATAGTGATTTTTTCTTTCTCGCCATGTATTTTATTTATTAAAATGGTAAATCGTCAGATTTCTTATCATCAGAAAATAAATCATCAAATTGTTGTCCCTTTGATTTTTTAGCTGATGTATCTAATGAATAGTTTGATGTTTTATCACTATCAAATGGTACAGCTGGTTCTGATGAAATTGAACCTTCTTCATCCCCACCTTCTGGTGAAATAAATTCTTGTAATGAAGCTTTCATATCATCATAAGAAAGTGGTTTAAATACTTTCATTGGGTCAGCTTGATCATTTAGCAATGTTTCAACAACTTTTTCATCATCAGATAATGTTGATGTTTTTAAAGATGGTCCAATAGATGTTTTATTGTAAGGTGTTCCTGTTACTTCAGGTCCTACAGTAGATAATTTAATGTCTCTACCTCCTACAATATCAGTGTAATCACCAATTTCTTCATCAGCCGCCATATTTAAAAATTCTTGATAAACTTCTTTACCAAATTGCCATAGCTTAACACCTTCAGCTTCTTGTCCTCTTACTACAACTGGTGCAAATATACGAGTTTTAGGATCTAACTTTTTAGCTAATCTCCAATTTTCTCTATCGTTTGTTTGACGTAGTTGTTTTGCAAAATCCATAATTGGATCTTTTTCTCCCCAATTAGATGGTGAAGCCATTACTCTTTTACTACCAATTCCGTAATAAAATTTCATTTCTGTAAATGGGAATTTTTTGTTGTATTTGTTAGGAACAACTCTTACGACTTGTTTACCTACTGAAGGTTTCCAAAATAATTGTTTAGATTGACCACCTGTGTTGTTTTGCGCCTGTTTCTGAAAATCATTAAGGCGTTGTTTAATTGCATTTAAATCCATGTTTTATAACTTTTTTATTTAATAACTATATTAATATACGAACTGCTATCCAAACTACCAAACTATAGTTCAATAATTTTGAATATTTTTGTTTTTAGTTGCTTTAACTCATCATGTTGAGTTAGGAGAACTGTATTCCTATAATGTTGCCAATCAATAGGAAATTTAGTATCAACTACTCCCCCATTTAATTTTTTAATTAATTCATTTAAAGCATTAATTGTGTATAATGTATTGGTATCTTTTTTACGATGTACCATAATTGTATTTGCTGGTAGACCTTCAGTATTACCTTGCTCTATATTATAGGTACAAACATATTCGTCATTGCTTTTTATATGCAATACAAATATTTTTTTATATAGAATTGAATAAGTTGTAGATATACGTTCTAGTAATTCATCTAACTCTTCAAGTGTTGTAAAAGTACAAAATAATTTGTTATTCAAATCTGTAAAATTTAAGTTATTCAACTCCTGAAAGTCGTCTACAGTATACATATTAGCATATTTATTTGAAATTGTAAGTGTCTCCATAATTAGTTTTTATTTGTAACTTCTTTTTATTAAATACTTCTTCTATTTTATTTAAAATCTCTTTTTCATTACTGTCAAAATCAAACAAAAACGAATCGTAAGTATAAAGTACTAACTTTGTTTGCGTGTTTTTCAGCAATTTTAATATCTCCCATAATATACAGACGTTATATGACGTTTCCAAGTTTTGTAGTAGATAATTTAATAATTTTTGGGGTTTCATATCTTCTAATTCATCTCTAAAGAAAATATGCTTAGAAATAGGACATTCAATGTAGCCTTCATTTTGAAAATGAGCCCACAACTCATCAGTATATACTTGAACTTTTTTAAAAAATTCCAGATCTTTATATTGATCAAATACTCCTCCGTATAGTTGTTTAAATGTTAATTCTTTTGCTTTTTTATAATCAACCCCATACATTTCCGCAAAGGCCATGTGAATATCCTTACCACCAAAATCATAATCGACCAACTTAGCCAAAAGAGTAGGATGGTAAGCCCCAATATCAAACTCAATGAAAGTGTTATTACGAGGGATAAAAGCGTTTCTGCTCCCGTTGTCTTTATTAAGCGCGGCATAATTTACTCCTTTAAATTTATTGCTTGGTCTTCCTGTAAGGGTTTTAAAGTTGTATTGCGTGTAGGTGATGTCTCCATCGATAGTGTGAAAGTGCGATTCAAATTCTTCTCTATTAACTCGTATTCCACTTCGCTCCAAGGCGTTGAATACCACTGTAGTTTTTGTGTTGTTAAATTCATTGATTGGTTCATATATTTTATCTTTTAATTCATTATATAAATCTTCACAATACTCATAGTGTTTAACAATTGGTATTATTTTATTTATATCTTTTTTCTCCTCCATTTTACTATAAAAGTAGGAGTGGGTTTGTGTCCATTGTTGTATATACGTATGAGAGTTTAGTGTTATGTCGTAAAGAGTTTTTAGTGGAAAATAATGTAAAAATTCCTTTTTATCACGTACATATAGTTTATTATATTTGTTTAATACGTGTTTAACGTTGTTTATATCAACAGTTAATGTTTCTCCATGTGATACGGGGATAATATACCCCTTAGTCGCTAATAACGGACGAATATAAATAGCACATATTTGATTTTTTGTAGGGTGAATTCTATTATTATATGGAATAATCTCTACAAATGCATCTTTATAATTACTTTGATAAAATGTCTTTAATTGTTCTTTAGATTCAACTAACCAAAACATAACTTTTATTTTGGGTTAATGTAAGAAATTAAATTAACTATACCAAATTATAAGTAAAATTTTAAAAAATTATTTTTTAGGAATTGAGATAAACCTCTTCTTTTATTATCTCTTTCTTGAAGTAAAACTATATTTTTATTAGTCTGTTCTACTTCTGTTTCATCACCTACTATAGTCCATTGAATTTTAAAAGGAATGTATGGTTGCCATAAATAAGCATTATCCTTTTTTACTAATTTTTCAT